AGTATTTTTCTATGGCTGATTTAAATTTACCTAAGCTCTTCTTTTTTGACGATCGCTTTCTTCTTTGCTTTTTCTTCATGTATGAAATTTACAACTGAAAAGTAGAGAAGTCAATAGATTCTTGTTTTTCTTCAATCTTAACTGGATCAAATAAAGCTTTTTTACTGTACCATCCTTTAAAACCAGTGTGAGATAAATTCATATTCATTAAGTATGGCTCATCAAAAGGTGTGGGTTGTCCACCTGTTTCAGTTTCACGAACCTTACGCACATGAACTTCAGTCATTCTTCTAATTGTATGATCAGGAGACTGTATCTTTCGATGTAGTGTAATAAAACAATCAGCACGATTAACAAACTTACCCCCACCTTCTGTGTCCTCTGCAAACGGAGCCACGGGCAAACCATCATCACCTTTACGACGTTGTGCCTCTGTTACAGCATGCATGTTTAACCACACAGCTACGTCATTTGTCTTTGCATATGTAAGAAACTCACTAGCAGCTTGGTAGTGGTATTCATGTGAACTAATCCTTGAGTTGTTTAACTCTATCTTGAAGCTATTGTATGGATCAAGAAATGCAGCATCTACAACTGTCTGTGCTTTAATTTTATCTATAAATAGTATAAGATCTGAGTAACTGTAGATTTGATTTGTGTTGATGATTGTGAAATGATCGTTTACCCACTTGTAGGCTTGCTTACGTTCAGCGTAAGGCATGTCTTGAATCTTCCTGTCCATAGCAAATTGCATCAGCTGCATCTTGAGTGAGGACGTTCTATTTTCTGAAGAATATATTACCCACTTCCAATTATGTCTTCTAACTGAATTGCATATGAGATATAATGCAGCAGTAGTTTTACCTACATTAGAATGACCGTTGATTATAACAAACTCTCTCTTGTATTTAAAATGCTGATCTAACTTTTTATCTCCAGTATCCAAGCCGACTGGTATTTTACCTTGTGCATAATCATCTATCCACCTGAAGTCCTCATCATCGGACGATATAAAAGACATATCTCCGTCATTAATGAGCATTTCCCTTTTAATAGATTGCTCCTCATCAATCACCTCCCTGATAGGCATATCTTTACCCTTCTCTATGCCTCTTACTATTGTAGCTTTAGCTTCAGGTTCTGATTCAATGTCTCTCTTACATATCTCACGCATCAATACCCTGATAGCTTCCTCCTCTTCTATCCTTCCAGCAGATATGTACCCTCCACAAAGTAGTGAAGCCTTGAGAAGCATTGCGTGTTTCTCTCCATCTTCAGCTCTCCTAACCATTCTAGCGGCTAGATTAAGCTTCATGTAATCTGTATGCTTATATGATTCGTTTACAGGTGTTTGTGCTTCAGCCATTTCACTGCTAAAGGCACCAAATTTTTTTGATTCATCTTTAATTATAATGTCAGGATCATAGGACTCGAAGCATGCACGAGATTCATTTATGCCTGACTCATCTATTTCTAAGCAATACTGTTTGTCAAAGTATGTTTTTAGTGCCCTAAAGTGATCCCTATGTCTTTCAGGGTTGGTTATAGCAACCAACGCTTTCACACCATCTCCTGATGGCGATGTCCAGCAAGAATATATATAGTCGTCTACCGCTAGAGCTGTTTTTACTTGATCTACATCGACATGATCAAAATCTAGGACTATATATCCAGAATGCTCAAATAAAGCCTCATCATTTCTTGATGAAAACTCTCCACTAAAACATACTACTGGTAACTCTTTCTTCTTAGCCTTTTCTCCAGATCTAATCTTCTTGATAAGTGACTTTGATTTTCCCTCCCGTATGCGATGTAGGGCTGTCGTTAGAGTCGAGTGATATGGGTTGTTTATGTCTTTTATGTCCTTGAATAAAGTTACTTTCATTGTCTTTTGCTACCATTAATAGTATTAAATAACCAGCTAGATCCATAAGTGTATCTTCTGTATTATCGTAAATGCCTTTATTTTCTATTCTCTTAAGTTTATCATCTATCCTTATTTTGATAGCTTCTACAGCTGTGAGGTGAGAGAATATATTTGCGGGTATTAGTGCTGAATCACCGTAAGCTTCATTCTTTTTAAGAAGAAGTTGCTTAACATCATCGCATTTTTTTTTCAGCTTCTCTTTTGTGTTCATCTAATGTTATTTGTGATCGTGATAACTCTACAACATCCAATATCTCACGCACGATAATATCTTTATTTTTCGCTTTTGGGGTGAAGTATTTACCACGTAGACGATTCATGTTTTTGTAATCGTAACGCATGATATCAGATGGTGTATCGTAAATAGTGACTAACCACTCTCTACGCTCGTGTACAACCTTCCGTTTCTTGAAGGCTACACGAACATGAGAATGTTTAATCATAGGTTTATTAGAATGGCATGTCATTCGTTTCAGCCTCAGCTTTAGCTTGCTTTGCAGCTCGCTTTTCTTTTGCTGCTTCACTGTTAGGATCAAATACCGAACAGCAAGACTTACCATTCTTAGACATGAATAGCTTGACATACACGTTACCGCCACGCCCCTCGGCATCACGCTTTGTAGCATATTTGTCAATCATCTCTTTAAGATCTGTGTCTTTAAAAGTTACAGACCAACTTGAAAGTTCTCCCTCGTACATTCGAGGTTCTTCTGCGTACCCTACGAGTACTGAATCATACTTAGTATCACTCATGATTAAAATAATTTATAAATTATAATTGAAAGCAAACGATTTGCTTTTACAATTCTACACAATAAACTCCGCATAATTGCTATCGAAGTCTTCTTTTTTCTTCAACCAGTTCTTTATGTTTTGTAAAGCCTGATCAAACTTCATTTCTCCAGAGAATAATGTTTCATCTGAACATTTTACATCGGCTGGGTAGTAGGGGTATGTTTTCTCCTGTACCAACCAGTAAAAATCTTTTATCCCGAACACCTTTGTATATATATATGCTTGTATATCATAGCTAAATCCACTAACGTCATATCTAAACTTTGATATACTTCTAGTAGACTTGCTATCAACAATGCAATCATCATTAAGGCAATCCAAGAAACCCTTTAATGGAACACCATCAATATCTTCATTGAACTCCACCTGGTATCTACCCTGTAATCTTTTCCCTATAAGGCCACATGAAACAAGACGCTCGATCATGTCGTTTGCTTGTTGCCAATGCTCCAAACTACACATGGTTTTACCATTGCTATCTGCTTCTTTTACAAGCTCCGCTTTTCTTTCTTTGTAGTCTTTAGTCAAATAAGGGTTTTTAGAGCTTTGAGTCTTTTCAGTGCAGTTGGATAATATTTTCTCTGAGTCAATGATCACATACGTATCCATAGCTTTTTCTCTTTCAAATAAAAGCATGTCGTAAAGCGTACCAAAAATCAAAGCCTCAGATTCTTTCTTAAGTTCACCCCTCATGTACATCTCCCATAAACGCATATCACCTAGTGCATACTTCATAGAGGAGTAGGATAAATGTCCTTTACCTAATCTTTTTGTAAGTTGTTCTCTTAAATTCATTTGTAATGTTTTTTAATTCGTTTATATTTTTAAATGGTTTTAAATGTTTAAATCCGTAGAATCCAGATTTAACACCTCTAGATCTTAAGCGGTCATCAAGTATTAATTCATCATCCTGGTATGTGTTGAGTACATCAACGGAAGCTATTCCGCATACATACACCCATTTCTTTTTCCATAGTATACATATGATCTGAGGGTGTGTACCTTCTTTTCTTACGAGAGGAAATACACCAAAACTCACAGTTTTAACACCTATATCTAAATCCACATCAGCTAGATCTGGAGTATTGTAATCTTTTGATAAACCAACTGTCCAGTTCACAATACCCTGAATATCAAGAAATTTCTCAAGTGCTAACTCTCCAGCCGTCCCAGTATAAAATCTTTTATACATAGATCCGTGATCCACCTTGTAGTGAGACTCTTTTTCTTTGTGTTGAATTACACGCTCACAAAATTCATCTATACGTTGAACTTCATGATCGTGCAATTCTATCAACACAAAATTTGAAGCGTATGGGTTTACACTAACTTTATAATTTTTAGACATTAGCTGAATCTTTTATCATTTGTCTTAAAATTTTTTGTTTTGGTTTTACCCATTCTCGACTTCCTTTCTTTCTTATTTTCATGGATCTCGCAGAGAGATATGCTAGATTTCCACTGCTTGTTGTGATTAAATAAACAGCACTAGTTATTTCGTTAGATAAGTTTACGTTCCATCTCACAAACTTCTCCATGTTT